GGCGCCGGAGACTCGGGAATCCAACGACTCGCACGGATCTTCCAATCGGCGAACCTTCAGGCTCCGATCTTTCAAACCTGCCTCGGCGGTCGCGTTATGGGGGCCACCACCCTCGCCGGGAACGCACTGAGCCAGGTACAAGAAGTAGTAGTCTCCGAGTTTGGTCTCCTCCTGGTCAACCCGGACGGCAACATCACCTACGGCCCCGAATGGTTCGCCGAATCCCGCCTCGAGACCGTTTCCACCCTCCTCAACGGAAACCCGGCCGCTATCACATCGGCGACCCGTCCCTCGATCGGTTTCGGCCAAGTCCGCAACTCAATCACCGCAACCGCCGACGGCCTCACCTCAGTCACCGCCTCAAGTCAAGCCTCAATTGACGCCAACGGTCTCTCCCGAATCACACAAAACACAACCCTCGGAGTCCAGGCGGACCTCACCTGGTGGTCCTCCCTCGGCCTCTTATGGTCCAAAGACAACCCCCCAGGCGTACCCACGGCGCTCACCATCCAACCCGAATACGCCGGAACCGGCGCCGTCCCAATCTTTGAGGCCCTTCTCTCCGCCGAAATGATCGGACGACAACTCGCCCTCGACGTGGCAGACATTGTCTCAACCGTCCAGGTCTACGGACTAACCCACAACGTCGACGCCCGAAACGGATGGTCCGTTTCATTCTCAACAATCCCGAACCCGTTCACGTTCTCGGCCACTTACTGGAAACTCAACTCGTCTCCGGCAAACCGTCTCGACTTCGCGAACTCCCTCAAATAACGAAAGGCACAAAATGACCGGATGGAAAACGTGGGCCGCCCTCGAAGAGGTCACCGCCGCAAACATGAACAGTTACGTCCGAGACCAGACAGTCCAGGTCTTCACAAACTCGAGCGCCCGATCCGCAGCAATCACCGCACCAACCCGCGGCCTGGTCTCATTCCTGACTGACTCCGGAGCCCTGGAGGTCTATTACGGAGCGACGACCGGATGGGCCCGCCCATGGAATCAACCTTGGGGATCGATGGTCGCCCCGGCCTCGATCACGACTTCGCAGACATTCTCGTCGACCACCGCGGTCGACATGACCTCCTCCTCCCTGACTTTCAACTACACAGCAAACCGCCGCTACCGGCTCAACTTCTCGGGATTCTTCGACAGCCCTTCAGGCTCGCCGGTCATCGGTTCCCTGCGCGTCATCGACGGGTTCACCGCATGGGGGCAGGCGAATACCTCTCTCGCAACCGCCGCCGACCAGGCAACCGTCAACCTGACCGCCTACGCCACCTACCCAATCTCGGGCTCAGTCACCTTCAAAATCCAAGGGTATGTCAACGTCGCAGCGAAACAGTTCCGAACACTCGCTAGCCCGACCGCGCCCGTCGTGTTCTCCGTTGAAGACGTAGGCCCGACAACCTCGACCGCCCCCACGTCGTGAGCTTCTACCTCCTCGACCATCCGCCCGCGTCGCCGCAGTTCTACCCCTCGAGGGCGAACACGCCGACGTGGGCGGTTTCGGTGCACACCTCCGAAGGTGCCACCGGCCCAGGGACCGCGCTCGGTCTCGCTCAGTTCATCGCGCGTAGATCCGACCCCGGTTCCTACGCCGCAATAGTCGACTCCGAGACAACGATCGACATGGTCCCGCCGCTCTACACGACCTACAGCGTCGCCGCCGCCGGATACAACTCGCGCACCTGGTCAATCTGCCTCACCGGACGCTCGAGGGACCTGTCCCCCAACGATCCGAACACGCTCGCCATGATCGGCCGCGCCGGACGCGCAATCTTCGAGCTCTGGACTCTCGTCGGAGTCAACATCCCCGACGCCCTCGCATGGATCGGAACCGACGCCCTCAAACGTCCCGGCCTGTTCTGTCACGGAGACGTACAGCCCTGGGACCGAACCGACGCCTGGAGCATCCACCCCGAACGGCCCGACCTCGACCTACTCCTGGTCAAAGCAATCGCCGCCAACATCCCCCAACCCCTACCCACTCTCGAGGATGAAATGAACCGCTACCTAATCAGAGGAAACAAAGCCGGAGAGGTCTACCTCGCCGACGCCGGCCTCGGCTGGAAATGGCACGTACCCGCCGGTCAACTCCCCAACGTCGCCTACGCCGTCGCCGTAGGTGGGGGCCACATCATCACCCCGCCAGGAGCGCAGACGATCATCGTCGAAGGCCTGAACGTATGGGTGGCGGACCAGGCCTTCGTCGACGCGATCCCTCGGACGAAGTAACCTCATGTTTCAAGGAGTCGCCGCCGACCTCCTCGTAATGGCTTGCGCGTCGACGTTCGCGGTCGTGTGGCAAGCACTAAAAACCCGCCACCTCACCGCCGCCGAACACAAACAAAACGCCGCCATCCTGAAACGACACACAAAGCAGCTCCGCACCATCACCCACACCCTCGAGGCACACCTCGACGACCACAAAGAGAAACCGTGAAGACACTCCCCGCAACCATCGCCCTCGCACTGATCGCCGTCGCCGCCCTGGTCTCCGGATCGATTGTCACCTCGGGAGGTTCTGACGCGTCGGCCTTGTGGGCGATCGCAGGCACCGCCGCCGGAGCAATCGGAGGCGCCGTCATGCCCTCGCGCGTCTCAACCCCGACAACGGAGAGCCCCGTAACGCTCCCCTAGTTCCGGGGGTTTCAAACAATCCCCCGCAAGACGGTCGCGATGTGGTAGTAATTCGGGAGCAACACTCCGCCGGTCACTCGAAGCCCTTAGTCACGTCCCTATTATGGGGGGCGGCCTACTCTCCTCGTTATGTAAAGTCGAGAGAACCCTAAGGGCCCAAAGGAAACCGGCCCGGTCGGCATCCGTCGCCCGGTCCCTTCCCGAAAGGCTAACCAATGGCAACACAAGCCAAGAATGGCCGCCCACACGAGAAACTCGTATCGTCGACGCGGCAACGCTTAGAACGATCCGGGGAGAACGTGTCAGGCGTATCACCGCTCGACGAATACTTCCCAGGCTGTCACGCAGTCCTACGAGGCTCGGTAAACCTCCGCGCCCTCAGGCAGACCAGGATCGACGCCGAACTCTCAATGGAACACGCCGCCGCGTTCGCTGGAATCGGTCGAAACACCCTCCAGCGAATCGAGAACGGCAAGGCCGACCCTCGCATCACCACCCTCCGGAAAATCCTCGACCTTTACGGGGACCGGTTGGGTTCGTTCCTTTCGATCGACGACTACATCGAGCGGTAGTGGACGCGGCCCTCAGGTCGCGCATTGCTCCAGCGACCGCATACGCGCACGCCCTCTCTTCAGCCCGCGACCTTCGCGCCGCCATTGAACGAGAAGACGTATCAGGAGCCCTCTACGCCGTCACCGTCTGGGCCGCATGGCTCGAAGCCTCGAGAAGAGAGGTCACGCCATGACCGACCAGCTCGACCTCTTCACGTTCGTCGACACTCCAGGCGCCCGAACCTCAGACCCGTCAACCTCACAAGAGGCCGCTACCGCTAACCCGGTCGGACGTTCCTCAGGCCGACGCGCAATCCTCGAAACCCTCGCCGTCTTAGGTTCGGCGACCGACTGCCAACTCTCCCACTACACCGGACTCCTGAGAGGGTCAGCGGCGAAACGTCGCGGCGAACTCGTCACCGCCGGCCTAGTGGAACGTGCTGGCCGTGGAATAACCGACACCGGCTCCCCCGCCCTCACCTGGCGACTCACCGACACCGGACACCGGCAACTCACAAACCTCGAGGAGGCCGACCAATGACCACCGTCGAAGTAGTCGTGATCCTCGTCCTCTGTTTCCTCCTGGGCGGAACGATCGAATGGCTTATGGGGGTGCCCGTTGGGTTCTGACTTCTCCCTCGACAAGTACGTCCCCGTGGCCGAACGCATCATCCGGTTTTACGCCGACAACCCCGGCGGACGTATCCACACAGACCCGCCCCGTGTCATCACGATCGGAGAACGAACGTTCCTCGAGTCACGCGCGTTTGTATGGCGAGACCAGGACGACCCTCGGCCTTGTGTCGCGTGCGCCTGGGAACCGTACCCGGGCAAAACGCCGTACACCCGTGACTCCGAAGCAATGAATGCGGAAACCTCGGCCGTCGGTCGCGCGTTAGGTCTCGCCGGTATCGCCGTGAATCGTTCGATCGCCTCGAGCGAAGAGGTCGAAGCGAGACGCCCGACCGTAGGGGTTCCGAAACCTGAAGCGAAAGGGCGAGTCCTCGCGGCCGCTCATGGTGACCAGAACGCCGCGCGTAAAGCGTGGTCCCTGGTACTGCCCGACGATCCCGACAACGTCGACGCCCACCGGCTCGAAGCATGCGAGAACGTCGCCGAACACCTCACCGCCACAACACCCGAACCGACAGGGAAACGACCAGGCAACCCGCTCAAGAGCCCTCCGGCCGATCACGCCGCCGGACTCAAAGCGGCCCGCGCCGTCCTCGAGGAGGCGACCGAATGACCGTCGTCCGAATCCTCGCCCTCATAACCGCCGCCTCCAGCGTCGCGGTTCTCCTCAAATCGAAAGGCCTCCCCCAATGAGTAACGACTACATCTCCGCCCACGACCACGAGCTCCAGTACCTCACAAGTCAACGCCAGTCCTACGCCGAGAAATACGCGCGTGCCCAGGAACTCGCCGACTGCCTCGACCTTTGGACACAACGCCTAGCCGACGCTCTCTTCCTCACCCTGGTCGACTCCGGCGCTCACGGGGCCGAATGCTCCGGAGTCTTGCGCGATTACCGGGATTGGGTTCGAGAATGGGAGGCCCGATCGTGAGCCGACCAAAACGCAAACCCGAAGGCGACTATCTCCTCGCCTACTGCTGGTGTGGTCGTGCGGCCACCTACGTCGAAGGCCACCACATACGCGACGGCAAAACTTGGCAATGCTCCAAAGCGTGTTGGACGTACTACAAGGCTCGAGGCCCTAAGTTCCCTGACACGTTCCGCCACGAAACCGAACAGGCGGAAGAGTGAGTATCCACGCGCTCGCCTGGGCGCTCACCGTGGAAACCGGATCACCGACCCGCAAGGCCGTGCTCCTCGCCCTCGCCGATCGGTACAACGAGAACGAATCGGCCGCGTGGCCGTCGGTTGGATGGATCGCCAGGGCAACCGAACTCCATCCGTCAACCGTTCGCCGCGCGATCGCAGACCTCCTCGAGCTCGAACTCCTCGAGGCCTCAGGTTGGGCCGGAATGAGATCGGACCGAATGACAAAACGCTACCGGCTCCGAATGGCTCCAGTTATCCACAGAACCGCCCACAAGGAACCGTCCACGGGGTCGCACCCTGCTACCCCGTCACCTGAACGGGGTCGCACAGTGCACCTACGGGGTCGCACAGTGCACGCCACGGGGTCGCACAGTGCTACCCGAACCATTAATGAACCATTAGATAACCCCGTCCCTCAAACGGTACGAAACCAAATCCGTGGGGAAATCCAAGAACTCAGGGAGAAACTCAAGTGACCGACACCCAACACCTTCTCGCTATCGCTCGCCTTTGCGAAGAACTCCGAACAGACCTCGAGCAACTACGGCCAACCGCCTCGAACCCAGTCTGGCCCACCTACCTCGAGACCGTCGGAACCGTCGCCGCTATCTGGCATCACCTCGAAGAAATCAACACCGCCGAAAGGGATGATGATGACCCGCACTTCTGAACCCTTCGGGCCGTCCCATTGGATCTTCGCTCTCGCCCTACTCGTCGCCGGTTTCATCCTTCTCGCCTTCGCCCTCCTCATGGATGCGAGGCTCGAGCGGGCGCCACAAGGCCGCACAACCTCCAGCCTGGTCAGCAATGGCAACGAATAGGGGGTACGGCCCAAAAGTCAAGACGAGGGTGTATGGCGTCTACGGGGGTACCCTCGAGGACCCACCCCCCTGCCATCGTTGCGGCAAGCCCGCCGAAAGCGTCGACCACATCATCCCGGTCGCATTAGGTGGAACCGACGAACTCGACAACCTTCGCCCCGCCTGTATCTCCTGTAACAGTCGAGACGGGGCACGCCTTGGTAACGCATTGAAGGCACGAAAGAACCGGACGACATCGACTCCGAAGGCGCCTCGAGAAACAAATCGGACGCGTCGAGGCGAAACGTCGACCCGGGTTCCTTTGAGCGGGGCCGTTTTAGTCCCGGCGCCCACTGAGTCTAAAATCCCCCAGGGGGGTCCGAAACGGTCGAAACCGACCGGAAAGGCCCAGGGTTCAAAGCGAAAGGGCGAGAACCGGCCGAGACTCGAAACCCCCATTCTGGGCAGAATTGAAAACGGCCTCCAGGTCGAAGCAATCGCGAAGCGCATCGGTCTCGAGCTCATGCCCTGGCAGACCTACGCCGCCCAACGGCTCCTCGAGGAAGGTAAAGACGGCCGGCGCCGGTTCCGGACCTCACTCGTCACGGTCGGCCGACAAAACGGCAAGTCCTTTCTCCTCCGGTCCCTGGTCGTGTGGTGGCTCACCTCTCACGCGGTCGAGGCCGGACCTCAAACAGTGGTGCACGCCGCAAACACTCGGAGCCTCGCCGTCGACCAATGGGCCGCGGTCGTCCGACTCTTCGAAGAACACCTCCCCGGCTCGATCGAGAAAGTAAGTCGAGGAGCCGGTCGCGAACGCCTGACCCTCGTCGACGGATCTTCCTACCAACCCGTAGCGTCGACCGACGCCGTCCACGGCCTCTCCGTCGACCTCTTCCTGGTTGACGAAGTCTGGGACATAAAACCGAACGTCCTCGACGACGGCATCCTCCCGACAACGATGGCCCGCCCTCAACCGCTCGTAGCAATGTTCTCTACCGCCGGGGATGAGAACTCCGCCGCTATGCGCTCCTGGCGAGAACGTGGACTCGGCGACATACACAAACCCTCGAGCGCCTCCTCTCATCTGCTCCTCGAATGGTCGGCCCCCGACGACGCCGACCCCGACGACCCGAACACCTGGGCCCAGGCGAACCCCGGAATGGGTCGCACCATCCAACTCGACGCCCTCCGGCAGGCATCGAAGAATCCGAACCGCGCCGCGTTCTACCGCGCCAACCTCAACCGTTGGGTTCAATCGGAGCGCTCCTGGTTCCCGGTCGGATTGTGGTCGCAGCTCGTAACCGACCCGCCCGCCTTCGACCGGAACCGGCTCCCGGTGACCGCTATCGAACAGGACCGAACCGGAGGAGGGTTCGCGATCGTCACCGGCCAACCAACCGACACCGGCCGGGTCTACATCACGACCACCACCACCGAAACCGAGACGGAACTATGGGAAACCCTCGAGCCTCGGATACGTAACCGCGAAACCGTCCTCCTCCCGCCGCTCTTCCCGCAGCGTGCCCCGTGGGATCTTCCCGAAACCGTCCGAGTCGTCGGAGACCGTGAAATCCGTGGATGGTCGACCTTTGTCGAGCAAGCGGTCACGACCGGAATGGTCGGTCACGACGGCAACGCCCTTCTTGGGGAGCAACTCGGGCGAACTACAGCTCGACCACGAGACGGAGGTCTCTTCATCGGGACCGCCGTACCTGGTGCATCGGTTCACGCCGTCCGCGCCCTGGTATGGGTTATCGCTGAAGCAACCCGTCTCGAGAAACCAAAACCCGCGCCGGTAATCCGGTTCGCCTAACAAAAGGAAACAACAAGTGAAAGCAATGAGAGCCCTATCGGTCGCCGCCGGTTTCGTCGGAGGCCTCCTCGTCGGAGCAACCTCGCAAGCGGTCCGCCTCGCCATCGCCGAGAAACAAACTCTCCCGTCTCGACAAGGTCCGCCCGAAGACCTCCCCGCCTTCCTGAAACCGGACCCCGAAGACGACACCCCTTCCACGGGATCGACCAGCGGAGACGCATAGCACACAAAACTTGTATGCCGTGGGACTCTTCACGCGCCGCGCTCCTGTTACCGCCTCGGCCCCGGTTCTCTCGACGACCACTTCCGGCTACTTGTCGCCGGTCACCATTCCCGAGATTCCGGAGCTCTCACTGTCTCGCCAGGGCGCGTGGAGAGTCCCCGCAGTCGCACAAGGCCTCCAGGTCATCGCCGGAACCGTCGGAACCTTCCCGCTCCGCCGATACAACTCAAACCACGAAGCGGTCCCCTACGGTCTGACAGAGCAGCTCGACCCGCTCGAGTCCACCTCGACAACCATCACAAAGGTCGTCGAAGACCTTGTCCTATGGCCCGCCGCCTACCTGGTCGTAATCGCCCGCTACGCCGACGGCTACCCGGCAAACCTTCGCTACGTCCCCTACGAAAACGTAGGCCTCCCCAA